ACCAATGTAAATGATAATAACTGGCATCATGTAGCTATTACTTTTGACAGAGACGGCGATATGACAGGATATATTGATGGTTCAATAACAGGTACGCCAGAGGACATTTCAGGAACAGACGGCAATAATATAAATGGAGCAATAAATTTCAGAATTGGCGTTTATAGTGATGGTGAAAAACCTTTCAACGGCCTCATCCAAGATGTCCGCATCTACAACCGTGCATTGACTGGTTTAGAAGCAGCTATCCTATATGATAACCAACGAAGGGGGCGGCGCATATGATACCAAGACAAGAAAGTATAGTAGGATATTGGCCAGGCAACCTAAACGATAGCGATGAATTACACGATATTATTGGGGGAAACAATGGGACACTTGCCGGCACTCCTGACCAAGTAAGCACTCCTTTCGGTGATGCTCTGGATTATAATGGAACTACGGATTATGTAGATGCTGGAGTATCCATTAATTTAAGCAATAATGATTTTACAATAAGTACATTAGCTAAATTTGGGATTGATGACGCTGATTATGTAATGTCTCAAACACACACCCAACTGCCAAGTTATTCTTCGGATTGGATACTTTGTAGAAATCATGTTATATTTTGGATGAGAGGGGAAAGTTTAGGCACATTATCAGATTATGAAGATAATTTGTGGCACCATTTTGTAGCAATATGGGATAGGTCTGTTGAAAAGTATATGCTTTATGTTGATGGAGTAAGTTTAGGTCAGTCGGCAAATGTATCGGATTATGGGGGGGTAGGTACTATTAAAATAGGGACAAGAGGAGATGCTACATCAGCGTTTTTTAAAGGTATAATAGCCCACACAATAATCCGAAACGCCGCCTTAGACGCTGATGAAGTCAAACAAGAGTTTAGGGCTTTAATGCGTTTACCCGCTGGAAGGTGAAAAATTATGCCAATACATTATCCGTTAAGAAACCAGAAAGATGTACGTGTTTACTATTGTGGTGATAGTAAAGATGATAGAAGTCCCTATGGGCAAACAGGTACACTTGTTGATGGAGCAAGTGTTGATACAGGCGCATTAGTTTTAAATGGAACAAGTCAATATCTTACTTATCCTGATGCGGCAAGCAATAGTCTTCTTAATGAATTAACTTTGTTTGCTTGGTTTAATGTGGATACGTTAGATGCAGTTTCTCAAGAGATAATTAATAAATATGATTATGGCGATAACAATAGGGCTTTTAGGTTAATCATTAATTCAGTAGCGGGTGATGTGATTTCTGTATTTCTTTCATCAGATGGCACTAATCTTGATTTAAGTGCTTCTACCACAGAAACAATCTCCACTGATACAGACTATTTTGTTGTGTTTACTTGGGATGGTTCAAGATACAAAATTTATATTGATGGTAACGAGAAGTTATCTGGGTTTTATTCTGCTGGCATTTTTGATAGTGATGAAAGAATTTCAATAGGAAGTTTTTTTGATTCTGATGTAGCAAAAGGTTTTTTTGACGGCACAATCTACCAAGCGGGTGTAATGGGCAGAGCTTTAAGTTCGCAACAAATATTAGACTTGTATTTATTAGGGAAAAACTACAGAATTATTGAACCAAACAAGGAATTACTATTTTATGAAAACTTCAGGGGCGGAAGATTACCAGCTAATTGGACAGTAGTTTCAGGATCATTTGCTATTGAGATAGAGGAAAATACAGGTGAATATTATTTATCGTGTGTTACTGCTGGAGTTATAGGTATTCCAGTTCCACAAGAGATGCAGGATTTAACAAAAGGCGGTTTTGAGTGGGAATGGGATATGTATAAAGAGGGTGGATCTAATATTACAAGATGTAGAATAATATCAGATGTTATAGGTGAAGGGAGTACAGGAAATGGATATTATTTTCGTTTTGAATCTGATGAACAAGTTGGATTAGTAGAGTTTTCTGGTTCAGGAACACTAATGGCAGATTCATCAGCTTCTTTCATCAATATCCAGACTTGGTACACCTGCAAAGTAACCAGAAGCCAAGATACAGCGGGACAGTTTACCGTGTATTTAGATGGAACACTTGTTGATGTAACAGGTGGTAGCGGTACGAATCCAGCAACGGATACTACCCATACTACTACAAAATATTTAGTACTGGATTTAGATACCGGGGATAGGGTGAAGAATATTCGGATTCGGAGATTCTAAATGCAGGTGTTTCTATAATATATTGTTTTAAACTCTTGCTATATATAGCTTGCATATGTTACAATAATTTACATATCAATATTTTAAAGGGGATAGTTAAATGGCTGTATTGATTCCATTATGTCTCACTGATATAAATAGATTACAAGACGAATTAGTTGCATCTTCAACTTTTCCTAGTACGGATGAGGATACTATAGTAAGGTTAATCAACTCTACTAGTGCAATGATAGCAAGAGAACTGAAGCGTCCATTCAAGTATTATAGCGCTACGGAATATCATGATGGTATGAGTAGTGAGTTTTTAAATGTTGATAATTTTCCTATTGTTTCTATTACTAGTATTCATGATGATACTAATAGGGATTATGATTCTGCTACTCTTCTTGATTCTGATGACTATGAGATTTATAATGCTGAAGGTGGAGTTGTTAGATATTTAGAGGGTACATTTGCAAATTCAAAATCCAATGTTAAAATAGTTCATGTAGCTGGTTTTAGTGAGTTTAAGGTTATGACCGGAGCCAATGACCAAATAGACTTTAATGAAGGCAATGGTGACTTGACTGCTACTATAGACCCTGACAATTACAATGCTGCTGATTTAGCTACTGAAATAGCAACTCAACTAGATGCAACTTCTTTAGCTTCTGGTGAAGGCAACACTTACACTGTATCTTATTCTGCAACTATGCACAAGTTTACTATTACTACTGATGGCGGTACGTTATCATTATTATGGTCTTCTGCTAGTAATGACAGGTCAGTAGAATTTGGTAAGTTAATTGGATTTATTATTAGCGCTGATGATACTGGCGCTACTAGTTATGTAGCGGATTATCCAGCTTTAGGTATACCTGAAGATTTAATAGATGCGTGTAGTGCTCTAGTAAGGTGGAGATTTGAGGAAATGAGGGAGCGTAGGTCTGGTAAGTTTAGTGAGAGTAGGGGAGAGCAGTCTTTTAGTTTTGACTATAGTAATGTGCCTGTCTATATTAAGGAAATATTAAACCCTTATCGTATTCATAGGGTGTGATAATATGCCGAAAGTCAAAATAGATACAACTAATATGTGGGATTCTTTTGAGGAAATTAATGAAGGTTTCAATAAAACAATAAAACATAGTTTAAAGTTTGCTGAGAAAACGTGTAAAGAGAAATATAAGCAATATACTGATAAAAGAGTTGGCAAAAGAATTAAATCAAGCCATATTTCTAGTATGTTAGTCACTGAAGTGCCTAAGATGAAAAGCAAATCAAAGAAGCAAGGTAGTTACCAAGTAAATGTATTTTTAAAGGGTACAAAAAAATGGCTAAAAATTGCTGATAAGCAAGAAATAGGTGGTGTTATTAGGCCTGCGCAGAGTAAAGTCTTGGCGATTCCAAATACTAAAGCAGGTGTATCACCTAATGCTGTGCCAAGAAATTTTGGTAATAGAGCGAGTTGGGTTAATTTAGGTTCTTCTGCTGCATTAATTAGAAAACAGCATACTGGTGCTATTGCAAAAAAAAGGGCGCCTAGGTCTCCTATAAAAGTTAAGAGAAGAAATAAACCTAGATCTAAAAATCAGCTAGTTCAAAGGTCAGACATATTATTCTGGGGTGTACCTTCTGTATATTTGAAACCAAAGAAGTTTTTTGAGTATTCAATGAGAGATGCTGCTGTAGTGATAAATAAGCATTTAGAATACTCGTTAAGAGCTTATTATGATAGGTTATAATAATGAGTAGTGTTAAAAAATTAATACAAACATATTTAGCAACTCAAATTGGTAATATTAGTGTAGCGAATAGTTATAACACTGACATTGCTTCTGTAGTAGAAGGAAAAATATTAGTTACAGAAAAGTTGAATTTGGCGTGGAGGTCTGCTTGTGTGCAGATTAGGTATGATGGGCAGGTAAGTGAAAGAGATAGTGAACTAGCTGATAGCTTAGGCATGAGTGCAACAGCTAGATATATCTGCTATGTTTCCATGTCAAATGCTAATGATGATGAGTTCTTGGCTTTTTTAGACGATGTTGAAGCTGCTGTATCTAAGAATCCTACTTGTAATGATATGGCTACTTCATCCTATACTGTATTAGATGTTTATGTTACTGACATAGACATTGTAGATACAGAAGAATATGATGAAACTAGAGATGCCAATAGTCAAGATTTTAAAGAACTAGAAGCGACAATATTGGTTTTAGTGGAGTATTTATACATTGCAGATTTATTATCTGGAGTTTAGTCAGAACAAAAAGGAGTGAATAGTAAAATGGCACGAATACCAGCCGTAACAGAAACAGATCCGAAACCGTGGAGGGTTAAACAAGGTCATGCAGTAATTAAAATTGGTGCTGCTGCTTCTAATGATCCAGATGGTATGCACGGTACATTAGTAAGTGTTGGATTGACAGATGGTGGTGTATCGTGGAATCCTAATGTTGAAAGTGATGAGTTGAGAAGCGATCAAATGTTTAACGCACATGGTGTAGTAGAGACTGCTTGGAATCACCAGCTTAGTTTATCTTTAGACCAATCAGATATATATAATATTGCGTTAGCATTATCATATGATCAAGATGCTGTAACATCAAGTAGTATGTTGTCTCTGAATGGTTATGAACCTAGCCCTTATAGAAGTGTTAGAGTAATGAGGGAAGGTGCTACTAATGTTGCTGGTGATACACCTCTTACTGATTACATAGATTTCTGGAAAGCAAAAGTAATTGCGGATGGTGCTATGGAAATTGGCAGGGCAACCAAAACAACTCTTCCAATTACTGTAACAGGCATAGCTAATAATGATGATAAAGTTGGACAGTATGCTAGTGGTGTAGCTATTGCAGCACCCGCATATGAGTAACATGAATAGTTAAAACATAATATATAAAGGAAAAACCTAACTAATGAACATATACTATTCAGTGTATGACGTTATAGAAAGAGTAACACAAAACAGAAACGTGCGAGTTAACAATGGGTGGGGTAGACTAGTTAAAGTAATGGAGGCGCTCCTAGGTGAGCGCTTTCTTTTTGTCGATTCGCCGGAGGATGCGGACATAGAATTTTATGTTGGTCAACCTCCAATGAATCTATACCCAGCTATGCAGCCAAATGTTGTATTGTCAATGTTTGAAACTAACACTTTACCTGAATCATGGGCTAATAGTTTTAATAATTGGGATACAATTATAAACCCTAGCACATGGGGGAAAGGCTGTTTTATAAATAGTGGAGTAATAGTGCCAATAGAGGTAATTCCGCTGCCAATAGATTTTGATAAGTTCAAGTTATACAATAGAACTTTATCTGATGATACTATATGGACTTATATTTCTCAAGGAGTGCAATTAGCTGACAGGAAAAATATAACACTAGTTGCTGAAGCATTTGAATCTGGTATGCCTGAAGATACTCATTTAATATTAAAGACCATACCTAAATCTGGTCAGCCTGAATTAGATTTGATGATTTTACCACAAGTAAGATTATTGCAAAAGAGTTTAGATTTTGATGAATATTATGACTTACTCACTAGTGCTCATGTATCGGTAAATCCAAGTGCTGGTGAGGGGTTTGCGTATCTCGTTGGAGAAAGTATGGCTACAGGCATGTGTACTTTAATGACTAAATATTCAGCTATGTTAGATTTACTAAATAACCATTGCACATTAGGTATTGATTGTACTGAAACTTTCACTAAAGTATTTGTCACTGGAGGCAAAGACGCAGCTATAAATACTGATAGCTTAAAAGAACAAATGTTATGGACTTATAATAACAAAAAGGAAGCATTAGAGATGGGCGTTGAGTCTAGTAAGTGGATTCGGAGACATTGTGATAATAGCATTATACTAGATACAATTGAAGACGTATTATCAAAAACATGCACTAGTGTAAACAAAAAAGTGTTTCCATCGTTGCCAATAGAAGAGTTAGTAGACATGAAAGCTCTAATGGTTGGAAGGAGGTAATACATTGTCTGTATTAAAAGTAGCTGTACCTCCTGGTATTGGTGATGCTTTATGGAGTATGGTTAAAGTACAGTCAATTATGAATCAAGGTAATTATTCTAGTTGCGAAGTATATTTGCAAGAAACAGAGTTGCCACGAGGTGCTGAATTTATAAATCATTTTGATTTTGTTTCTAAAGCTGGATATGGCAAATTTAGCCTCCAGTATAAAAATGATATTGTAAATCTTAATGCTAATACAGTATTAAAAGGTTTTATGCCACAAAATACTATGCTTGATATACCTATAACATTTGTGTCTAAATCTGGACAATATAATTATATAGATAGTCATGCAAACTATTTGGGTTATGATTGGCTACTGATTGCTAATGGACATTTAGAGCGAGGTAACAGAATTGAAACGTGGCTACCTCAGCTTGAAACTAACTTAGATATTGGTAGAGATAATTTTGTTTTTACAGAGCAGGAAATCGATGAAGCAACACGTATTCATGAGCAATTTGTTGGCAATACACCATTTGTTGTGTTTTACCTTGGCCCTAAAGCAGGCAATACAACTAGTGGCTATAACAGAAATAGTTTATGGTCTATGGAAGATTGGCATAATACAATGTTGCTAATGAAAGAGCATAACCCTAATATAAAGTTTGTTATTACTGGCGCTAGATATGATGTAGATTATGTTCTTGATTTTTTATGTGAATATCTTGATGCAGCATTTATAAATTTAGCAGGATTAACTGAAATTGGTGTTACTTTTGCACTAATAAAGAAATCTAATCTTTTTGTATCCTATCCGTGTGGGTTAAGTATTTTTAGTACATATTTAGGTGTTCCAACAGTAATGTTTTGGAGACCTTATGGTGATAGTCTTTTCGCTGATGTATTTGTTTCTGTTAGAGAAGAAATGTCAACAGCATGGGTATCTGAATATAGTTTAGGGCATAGTGGAAATTACTTGCCTGTATTTTATACTCGTTGTTCTTCATCAACTATAGTTGATAGTTGCATAAATCGTGGATGGATTTAATTTGGAGGATTATAAATGTTATCAACAATGCAGATTGAGCTAACTAATGCTTGTAATAATGAATGTATGTTTTGCAGTAATAGATTATCAAAGCGGCCTAGAAAAGATATGAATTTGAAGTTATTGCAGAAAATAATTGATGAGATTATAATTATTAAGCCTGCATATCCTGTTGGTATATGTGGTATGGGTGAGCCGACCCTGCATTCCAAGTTCAATGATGCAATTGAAATAATAAGTAGGACACCATTTTCAATAGGCACAAATGCGATTGATTTGACTGAAGATAAAATAGACACTATCGTTAAGTATCAATTTACTGATATAGTATTTTCTGTTGACGCTACTACGAATGAGTGTTACAAGGCACTAAAAAACAATGATAATTTTGATTTAGCAATTGAGCATATTAAATTATTTCTGGATGCCATTCGCGACAAAGATAAGTTTTGGAATACAATATGTTTACAGTTTGTTTACTGTGATACTAATAAAGATGACGCTAAATCTTTCATTGACTATTGGCTGGACTGTACTGAAGGTATCGAAGGTGTAAAAATTTATGTAAAATCCTTGTGTCCATCACCAATTAAGGAAGCTAATAGTTTGTATCCACCCCCGCTAACAGATTTGTCTCGATTGAAGACAAAAAGCTATATTATGATAGACACACTAGACAAACCAATAATATTCAATGATTGTGAACTGTTTAAATCGTTTGCTATGATAATGTCAGATGGTACTTATTCGCCTTGCTGTATGAGTATTAGTGATAGGTATAAAATAGGTAATATAAATAATATGAGTATAAGAGAATGCTATGAATCTGAGAAAATGCAGAAATATATAGAGATGCAGCTTAATCAGGAGTATGATAAATTACCTTTTTGCAGGAGTTGTCAAACATGAATTGTTTTTTGTGCTTAAATAATACATGGCAGCCGTTAAATGAAGATTATGTTAAATGTGATTGTGGCATGATAAAAGTCAAAGAGATGCCAAACGCTGATTTATATTTATTTGAAAACTACTGTGCTTACCAAACTAAAAACGGTTATTTGCCATATTATTTAAGGTTTGATACTGACTATGATATTGCTAAAGCAAGATTAAATCACTTGGTAACATATATACAAAGTGGAAAGTTAATAGATATTGGTGCAGGCGGCGGCGCTTTTGTAAAGTGCGCTAATGACAATGGTTTTAATGCTGTAGGATATGAGGTTGATTGGTTATCAGCATTAGTATCGTCAAGGATTAGCAAAAGTTATATATCAAGTAGTATAGAGTGTGAGAATTATGATATAGTTACAATGTTTGATGTTATAGAGCATCAATTAAATCCATTGGATGTTCCTAAGTGTAATTATTTGCATTTAGAGTTACCTCTTTATAATAGCAATATTGAGTGGAAGCATTTTAAACCAATGGAACATATTTGGTGCTTTACACAAACTACACTAGAAACTTTTATTCGCAAGATAGGTTTCAGTATTGTTAGATTATATGTACCATCTAAACTGGATGGTGAATTACTTGATGAAAAAGTAGGGTTAATTGCTAAAAGGATACAAAAATGAAATGGTAACATTTATTACTGACGATTTTATAATTGAGCCACTAGGGATAATGTACCTAGCTTCGATGTTAAAGAATAATGGTTATTCAGTTAAGTTGTTAAAAACATTTGAGTTATGCAACAAAAGTGTCCTGTCGCCTATTGTTGCTTATTCAGTGACAACTGGCAACCAGGATTATTATGCTAATATTAATCTGTCTATAAAGAATAGCAATCCCAATATAATATCAATATTTGGTGGCCCGCATTGCACATTTGAACCTGCATTTGCTCAAACACTCGGTGTAGATTATTTGTTTCGGGGTGAATGTTTTAACCCTATTGTAGAGTTTGTCAATAAAGTTGCTGGTGGTAAAGATGTAACAGATACGAACAATTTAGCTTACTGCAATAATGGGCAGTTAGTATGTAATCCACTATTACCTCAGATAGATATTGATTCAATGCCGCTTCCAGATAGAACGTTAATATATCGGTTTAAAAAAAACAGGAACAACCGAATTAGAAATGTAATAGCATCAATGTATTGTCCTATGAATTGTTCTTACTGTTTTAATAAGCAGTTCAAAGCATTAGGATACAAACCGCAAATTCGTATGGTTGACAGTGTAATTAACGAATGCGCTCAACTCATCAAAAATTACCCCACCGAACTTATATATTTCCAAGACGACATATTCCCGATATACTTAGATAATTGGCTTAATGATTTCTGTAATAAGTATAAAGCTACTGTGAATACTCCGTTTCATATTCACGTTAGAATTGAAATGTTAAATGAACATAAAATTAAAATGCTTAAAAACGCCGGGTTGCATGGTGTAACATTTGCAATTGAGTCTGCTAATGAGTCTGTACGTGAGCATATGTTAAATAGACGTGAGGTTTCTAACGAAATTATTATTAGAAACTCTAGATTGTTATCTAAATATGGCATTAAATTTCGTATTGAAAATATGGTAGGCATTCCAAGTGAAACGATATTGTCAGCTTTAAATACACTTGACTTGAATTTGCAATGCAAGCCTACCGTAGGATGGGCATCAATTTTTACTCCTTATTATGGTACTGATTTGGGGGAATTATGCAGAGATAAAAATTTAATTAAGGATAATCCACAAAGTGATTTTTTTACCAGCAGCCAACTAAAACTTGTGGGCAGATATAGGATAGAGAGGTTACAGAAATTATTTGGACTAACTTGTTATTTGCCAGTATTAAGACGGATAGTGCCGTTTTTAACATTATTACCATTTCGTTACAGGTGGTTATCAAGATTTACTAGAAAGCGTTTATACAAAACTAGATTATTCAAGGTATAACCGTTGCATAATTATATAAAGGGATTTACTATGGTGCAAAACTATAAAACATTTGTTGTACCACCAGGCATAGGTGATTCTGCTTGGGTGTATATGAAGTTGTGCAATCTTGATTATGATTTTAATATTGAAATATCTAGTCCTAAAAATGAGGTAGGCAATAATATTATGAGGCGTGCTGGTGGATTGATGGAGATATTGCCAAAGGTAAAGTCATATAAATATTTAGATTTTGCTGTTTGGCATGATGATGATACTTTGCCGTTGAGTAGTGACAAAATGTGGATTCAAGCAAATCTGCATTTAGAGAGCGGGAAGAGAATAGAATCTTTTTTACCAAGTATACCTACAAATTTACATTTTGATATTAACTTGCCAAAATGTGAAAAGTATGGTAAAATTATATTATATACAGCATCGTTAAGAGCTAATATGAATTGGCGTGGATGGTTACCAGAAGATTGGGATAATATTATTGGTTATCTAATAGGTATGGGATTGCAGGATGATATAGTAATGGTAGGTGCTGAGTGGGATAGGGATTATCTTTGGTATTGTCACCAATCCTATCCTGATATTGAGTATATGATAGGCGAGCCATTAGAAAGTGTATTGGCTGTAGTGAATCAAGCTAAATTATTAGTAGGATTTCCTTCAGGTATTCCTATTATGAGTATTATAATGGGCACTCCAACTGTTATGTTTTATCCTAAGCATTTAGAAAAAATGATGTATACTTTTCACGATAAAGATACAGAGCATAAGTATTATTGTGCTGTTTATGGTACTGATAAAGCATCTGTTACGATGGTGAAGAAATGGATAGAACAATGGATTTGAAATGCCTATGCTATAAAGGTAAGTTTGAGTTCATCGGCAAAAAGAATTGTGCTTCTATTTATCGGTGCCAAAGATGCAATACTATATATAGTGATGGTGAGTGGCATGATGATGATTTTTATAGGCAGCATTATAATACTAAGTCTAGTAGCGTTGTGCCCTATAGTGATAGGTATGAGCATGATTGCGAAGTTGCTCTTAATAGATTAAGTGCTGTATTTAAACATTTAAATTTTTCGCCGTGTAGAATGCCCATGACAACTTATTCTTTGTTGGATGTTGGATGTGGCAATGGTGCTTTTGTAGACACAGCTAGCAATTATGGCTTGGATGCTTATGGTGTTGAATTGATGGATATTGATTTTAAGCAGCCAGATAGAATTATTAAAGGTAATTTCTGGAAATGGGATATTGATTTTGGCAGGCAATATGACATAATAACTTTGTTTGATTCTTTAGAGCATTTCCCTTATCCATTTATTGCAATAGCTAAAATAGCTAAGATAGCCAATTTAAATAGCATAGTTGTTATAGATCAACCTAATCCTTGCTCTGAAGAATCTATTAAGTACGGTCTAGGCTGGAAGCATATTAAGCCATATGAACATGTCTATTTAGTATCAGAGCAGTTCCTTACTGAAGTTTTTGCAGCATTACAATTTACACTCTCACTAAAAACACAACAAATAAACGGGAGAATGTTTTTAATTTATGAAACCACCAATAAATTATAGTATAGTTATCACTACATACAATAATCCGGCACACCTCAAATTACTTATTCAAGATATTCATACTTGCACAAAAAGATATTTGCCATCGGAAATCATTATCTCCGACGATTGCTCTAGTGGAAACGATGTATTTTTTGTTGCTAAAAGATTTAGTACTAGAAGCATTCCTATAAGAGCATTAAAATTAAAAAATCATGCCGGCCCTTTATATGCTGAAGCAGCTGGGTTAAATGCTGTGAAAACAGAATTTGCTATCGTGTTACATGCTGACACTAGATTAGTTGGTGATTGCCAAATAGAAATGTATAATGATCCCTTAAGTGTATTGGCAAGTTTTGTATCTCAAACTAGTGATGCTTCAGCAGTGTCATTATATTCTTTAGCAATAGAAAACTCTATTCATGTTCAAAGAGGGCCTAGAAGTTTAGGCATTGACGGTATGCCTTATTCATATTATATGGATTATCGGTTTGCGTCATTGTTTGAAATAGAGGCATGGCATAGAGATTTCAGTTGTGATGGTAATATATACGCTTTAAGAATGGATGCTTACAATAAAGTAAATGGCTTTGATGTTGATTTTGCGCCATACTTATTTTATCACGATGACTTTTTCGCTAGAGCAAGGCAAAAGGGTTATCATGTATACTTTACTAGAGATACTGTTGCCTACCACCCTAGATATGCTGATAAGCCAGAGGGTACACTTGCTATTGCTGATGGTAGATTATATACTCTCAAGTCAGAATTATTCGCAGAGCGGTGGGGTGGTAGTAGTATGTGGAGTGCTGATATATTGACAGGTGAAAGAGTTATAAAGGAATATATAGGGAGGCAGTAAAAATGGAAAATACAAATATAGAACCTGAAGTTGAAGAGATTTCTCTTGATGATATTGAAGTGGATGAGAGTCAAATTAGTGAAGATACTGAGGATGAAGACAAGGATTACCCAGGACTAAATCAAATTGATGACATATTAGGTGAATCTGAAGCAAGGCAAAAAATAAATGAAGCTCTAGTTAATCAGCCCACAATCTTTGTAGTTAAAGATAAAGAATTGCATGTAGTGTCCAAAACTATAAATAAAATGGTAGAAATAGATAGTATAATTATAGAACTGCAAAAATTAGCTTTTAAAACTTTAGAAGCTAGTGATGATGATGACAAAAGTGCTGATATGTTCTTTGATGAAGTCAAAACTAAAATTATAGAAACGTACACTTTGCAGGCGAGAGCAGTTGCATTGATAGTAGATGAAGAACTAGATTGGGTTATGGACAATGTTGATATGGCAGAAGGTGGGGAAGGCGACAAAATTGTAGATGCTTATAAACAAAGAGCTTTTGTGCCAGTGCTAAAAAAAACTCTAGAGTTAAGGATGTTCTAAAAAGCAGTAATTTTCTATTAGAAATAGTAAGTTCAATTATGGATTGGACAAAATGGGATTTAGATAAAGTGCTTAATACTCCATTTGTTCCAATTATGATGATTATCAATACATTGTCTGAACGCATAGAGCAAGAAAGAACTGAAAATGAACAACTTGTGCGCCCGACTGATTTTTCTAATCCAGAAGTATTACAGAATATATTAAACAATCCAGACAAGTTCTAAAAGGTGTTCATTATGCCGAAATCAAAAACCTTATCATTTACAATTGTGGCGGATTTTAAAACCAATCAGGCTGGCAAAGTAGTTGGCGATTTGGATGTTAAGTTTAAAAATGCAAGCCAGACACTTAAACAGTTTGGTATTAACCTAGGCAATGTAGGCAAAACTTCACGCAAAACTGCTGGTGCATTTAGTGGTTTAATTCAGTCAGGCCGTCAATTTCTAGTTATATTCGGTGTATTTAGTTCTATTAAGAGAATATTAGGAGATGTTGCTGGGTTAATATCAGGTGTAAGCAAAGCAATATTCAACTTAACAGAAGAGGCTGCCAAATTAAGAGACAGTGAGATTGCATTTAGGAGATTGGTTGGTGCTGCTGGTAATGCTAATGTTATTTTAGCTAGAACATATGCAGAGGTAGAAGGTGTTGTAGAGCGTGTAGAGGCGGTAGGAGCTGCTACAAGGGCTGCGTTAACCGGCTTGCCTATGGAGAGGTTCTCTGAGTTAGCTAAGGGTGCTAGGGCGTTAGCTGCGGCTACTGGTAGGGATGCTAGTGAAGCTATAGATAGATTAACTAATTCTATTGCTAAACAAGAGAGAAGGCTGCTTGATGAATTAGGTATTGTTGTTAGAGCAGATGATATTTATAGGCAGTATGGCAGAAGTATCAATGTTGCAGCCACTCAATTAACTGCTGCTCAAAAGAAATACGCCTTTTTTGAGGCTGTATTAGGAAAAGTAAATGAAAAAGTTATGGCTTTGGGTGGAGCGGTTGACCAAGCTCAGTTGCCATTTAATCAGCTGAGAGCATCAGTGCGAGCATTAAGAGTAAGTTTTGGTGGTGCAATAGATAGAATATTAGGAGTATCAGAGCTCACCGCTTTAGCAGCAAGGGGAGTAGGAAAATTAGCCGATCGTTTTAATAGTTTAAGTGAAACTGCGGCTGAAAGTACAGGTGCATTATTACGTACAGGCGACGCTATTGGTATGTATGCTGATAAAGTTCCTGATTTAGTATCAGAAGCCAGTAATATTTTAAAACTTACTGTGGGTGGTGTAGAGAATAATATTGCTGCTAATGCAAGATTAAAAGAAATAACTCAGTCATTAGTGGGCTTATTTCCTCAATATGCTGACATACTTAAAAACAATGTAGCTGAAGGGTTGAAAGCTGTTGCTAATGAAACAAAGAATGTAGCTAATGCACAAAGAATACTATTTAATATAAAGCTAAGAAAAGCTATAGAGGATAATGCTAAAGCATATGATGATGCAAAGAAAAATCTAGAGCATTATCAGAGAGCAGTAGATTCTTTGTCTGCTGCTAGGGATAATATGCTTAAATCTGGTTTGGCAGAGGAAGAGTTATGGCCTCTTGAGCTAGAAGAGCTTGGTACGTCTATTGGGTATGTACGGGAAGCTACAGGCAGGGGGTTGACTAAATATAAAGCATCACTGGAGGATGTTAGCCAATCTGCTGACTATTTCAATAAAAAATTGATATCAGCAAATGACACTATGAACATGCAGGCACTAAATATTGCTAGCGTTGTTAAAGAGTTAAGAGACAAAAACGTTGTTACCCAAGAAGAAATAGATGCTATATCTGATTCAACTAAATCTAAAACAGATCATGCGCTAGCAGTTGCTAACCTTGCTACTAAAACAGGGCTTAGTACGGAACAAATAGAAGACTCAACAAGCCAGATAGTTGCTGCTACTCAAGCAACAAAAGATTTAGGTGATGCTACTCAGAAAACAGCCGAAGAGATAGACAAGATGATGGGCAATTTGAATAAGGGGTGGAAATTATATAGTGATACATTGTATAGAGCTAGTGATGGTTTATCTAAAGTAGCAAATGAGGAAATCAAATTGCATCAGTTGCAGTCTCAGTCTAATACTTTGCGTAGTACAATGATTGAAAATATGATGTTTCTGCCTGAAGCATCAGATAAGTTTATAGATGACATGCTGTCTAGTATTAGGCATTATTATGAAGAGGTGGACAAAGCTGGTAGTATAAGTGATGTTTATGAAAGGCAATCATTGTTAGATACTGCGGCCGCACTTAAAGCTACTTTGGAAGCCAGTTTAGACCAAATGGGTTTAAACATAGATTCTTTTGAAAAACTATTTGCTGTAGAAAGAAGCATTACTGACCAAGAAGCTAAGTTAAATGCTGCTAGAGCTGAAAAGATTATAAATATAGCAAAGCTCAAAATAACAACTAATAAAGATACAGCAAGATCGGCTGTTGATGCAGCTAAATTTGAGTTGCAAACTTGGCGTTCAGTATATTCTCAGCTAGAGGATAATGCACTATTTACTTTTAATCTTAAAAAACAAATAAATGATGAAATATTAAAAGCTGATGCAGGATTTCAAAAAGCAATGCGTAAGCAGCAAGAGACAGATAATAATTTAATGTTGAAAACTCAGACTGATGCCATTGGAGAATTAGAAAAAATAACTGGTAATTTGATAGGATTAACTGGCAGCCAAGTTGATGCTGTGTTTACTGATTTATTTAAACTATCGGATGATTTGCCTGATTATTATAAAGATATTGCAAAAGAAGTTGAGGTGTTAGCAACTAGTGTTTCTGGTAAGGCTGATGAGACTATTTCAAGAGAAGCTGTTTTAGGTGTTCGTGCCCAGTTAAGAGAGCGTATAAGAGGATTAAGAGATGAGTATGCTGCAATGATGGGGGATTTGCCTGAGTATGCACCGTTTGTAAAAAGGCTAGAAGATGTTCTTACTGATATGGATTCTAGGATAATATCTATACAGCAGCGAACGGCACTCAAAATAAATGATACGTTGGAAGATTTAAGTAAAGCTAGGGCAGATATTATAAGTGCTGAAACTGTTAAAAGAGTGAATGCTCTTGAGTATGAGCATAAACGAAGAGTTGAAATAAATAAGTTCTGGCTGGAAGGTAATACTCAAGTAGAAGAGCAAGTAACAGCTTTAACACAGGATGCTATTGATACTCGCAATAATATTAGAATAGCAAATGAAAAAGAAACTTTAGGCAAAATATCTGACGCTACAACTTTTAATGCTTTAAGAACGGCTGAGAGAATCAAAAGTATATTAGAATACTCTCAAGAAGGTATTGATAGAATTAGGGAGGCTGGTAATGTTAAGTTTAAAGAGTTATTTGATGAGCAAGCTGAAATATTAGATGATGCTTTAAAAGCACAAGCTGGATTAGAATATGAAGCTAGAATTGGCAAAATTAAAAAAGAGGGTGTTGATAGATATAGGCAATTAAGAAACTTGAAACGTGAAGCTATTGCAAGAAAAGCTAGTGCTGAAGATATTGCAGAAGTTGATAGTATGATTGCGTTTAACAGGTTAAATGTACAGCATAAAATAGCTTATGAAGAACGAAAGATGCAACGAGATCTAGATTCAGAAAGGTTAGCATTAACAGCTAATTTTACTAATGTAGAAAGATTACAAGCTCAAATGAGGATGGATGCTGCTTTTGAAGAGTTCAAATTTAAAGCAGCGGTGGCTAGGAGTTATTATAATACTGTGCTAACAAATGAAGAAAACAGTTTTGCTAAAAGGTCAAAAGCTAGAGAAAAAATAGCACAATTAGATACTGATATTGCTAATCTAAATAAGTGGCATATGCTAGCTACTGACAAACTGGGCGAAGAGATGGATAGGCGTAGTAGTGACAGAGTGTTAAATAACCTAAACAGATTAGCAGACTTTTTAGCTGCTCATGATGAGTTCTCCAAGCAAATATCTATTGTAGAAGCTGGGATTCAGCGTGATGCTATGATAGCATATGCTACTGATTATATTATTAACACCAAAGAAAGAGCTATAGTAATTGAAGCAATTCACAAGAGTCATAAAGAGAAATTATTAGACATAGAAGAAAATTATTGGGATGCAGTTAAAAGATTGTCTACTAAAGAACAAAAACGTAATTTTGCTGTATTCCAAGAGTTGACTGATACTTTTAGTCAGTTTGGAGATACGACTAGTGAAAGTTTTGGTGGATTAGTTAGAATATTTGAGAAGTTTCACAATGTATTAACAAAAGTCAAGGAAGTTGTTGCTGTATTTAAAAAGGGTGGCGATTTTGAAAAGTATTTGCATGAACCTGTAATGGCTGTTGCGGACTTAGCTTTTGATTTAGCTGCTATTATTTATGACCAGCATAACAGAATTAAGGATCAGCTAGCCAAAAACACTGAAGAAATAAAACAAATGATGGTTGATGTTGCTGCGGATATTGGTCGAGAGATTGGCGACACATTATCTAGTAATCTTGAGGTGGATTTTGAACAACTAGTTGAAACTTTTGTCAAAGCGCAGATTGCCGAACGTATTTCTAAAATATTTACTGATGAATTTGGAGAGTTATTTTTAGCATTAGAACGGTCTTCACAAGCATTTGCTCCTAACCAGGAAGACATAAATAAAATAACAGCGCAAATGTGGCGACAGTTTGATATGCAAGGTGAATTAGGGTTGCGCCGTATGATTGAGATGACATGGTCTCCGCAAGTAGCAGTGCCCGCTTTAAAGGAGTTGGACAAGGCTTTAGTTGATGGTATACTAACTAAGGAAGAGTTAGATCATATATCTGAGACTATATTAAAACTGAGATTTGGGCTGCTTGATTCTGGTGATATAGTTAACCAGATTTTTGATAAATACAAAGAGCAAGAGCCTAGGATGAAGCAAATAGTTGGTGCGTGGGAAAAAGCAACCGGATTTGATTTTGATGACGAGGAAGAAAAAGAAAAAGAGAAAGATATTGATAAAACTTTTGAGGGTATGGTTACTGAAGCTCAAGCTAATCAGATGATAGTGCTATTAGGTAGGCAAGTTGATTATTTGAATGAAATAGCTAATAATACTTATCAATTAACTAAGATGGCATTATTCACTCAGTCTACACCAGAACCAGTAGTAGATGTACCAGCAGCATTACCAATAGCTCCAGCAGAAGCGGCTTTAGCACCTGGATTAAACACCGTAAATGTTAATGAAAAATTAGTAATAGAAATAAATGGAGAGCATTTTGATAGTCTCAATAGTATAGATGATATGGATGCAACTTATTTAGCTAATGCAATAGATGTGAAGAAACATGATATGATTCAGCGTAGAGATCAGGCTGTTGGTAGATGGGAGCGTAGAAGGAGGGTTGCAAACTAATGGCAGATTATGATTCTAGCTTATATGCAGTGCCAATAGGAGCGCCGGTTAGTTGCAAAATAAATGGTTGTGATATTCGTGAGTTTGGCATAGAGTTGACTGAGTATCCTAATATATTTGTTGCGCCTACAAGAAGTCGAGTTCAAGTAGTAGATGGTAGAGCAGGGAGTAGGGATTTAGGTAGTGTATATGACAATTGGAACTTTGATTTAAAAGGTTCTTTCAGAGGGTTATCCCATGATGATTTTGTAGAAAAAAGAGATTTATTTGTACGGTGGATGGATTTACAGCAACATCGCACTCATGAATGGTTTGTAGGTCAGGAAAGTGTACGGGCATTGAAGTTTGAGTTAAGTGGTCATAAATACTGGTATGATACTGGTACTGTTGCTGTAATAAATGGCAATGATATTGTTACTGGCGGTACGTATACAAAATCAACAGGCACAACTGATGGAACTACTGCTAATAAGTTGGTAGACAGTGGAGCAACTTTTCAAACGGATGATGTGCAAGTTGGAGATTCTGCTTTTAATACTACTGATAATACTGCTGCTGTAATTACTGCTGTTGATAGTGAAACACAATTATCACTTAGTGAAGATAAATTTGTTTCAGGCGAAGATTACATAGTAAAAGCTCATCCTAAATGGAAAAGTTTTCTTTCACCTAATTCAGAATTTAGGATAAATAGTGACCATGTAGATAGGTATACTATAGCTGAAATCCCTTATGAATCTCAATTAAGATTAAGTGGTAATGTTACGCATACTACTTCTCTTACTCATGATTATCAAGCTGAAAGACACAGATATTTATTAGTGAATTATGAAGGTACTTCAGGTATGCAGCCAAACACGCAGGCTTCTTTTAGAACTAGTGTTTTCAACTTTACAATGGGACTTAGAACAGTATACCCTTTTTGGATTGGTGATATTATTGAATGCAAAAAAAGCAGTATTAGTGCAGGTGATTTTGTTGAAATGTTTGGTGTAGGAACAACATTGCATAATCCAATTTACAAAATATCTGATTCTGCTACTAATCCTGAAATAAGTGTATGTGATTTTGCATTTGAAGCTAGGTTTGATGGGGATGTCAACGCACGTAATACTACTAATAAAGCTGATATAACTCCATCAGAAGCAATAACTACATTTCATTTTCAGCCTAGTAGGAATGGCAAAGGTATATACATGGAGGGTGGAGATTCAGCATCCTATACTAGTTGTCCTGTTAATCCAAGTAGGTTTAGTTTTAATATTAGATTTGAGGCTAAGTTTGGTTCTGAAGCTGGAGGTAGTGATAAGTATTTATTTAATTATTGTCATACTGGTGGTAATGATGGTTTTGTCTGTTTTTACGATGCTAGTGATTGTGATTGGGTATTTGGTATTCAGTCTGGCGGTGCTACTGATGTTACAACAAGAACTACTGCAATGTATCAACATTTTGTTAGTGGTAATTACTTGCAAGTTGGTGGATGGTATGATTATGAAGGTAGAGTTATTGAAGGCACTAGATATTACAGCAAATTATTCGTCAATGGTATTGAAGTGGCTAGTACCACTGCAGCAATAACAAGACCAGCGAATACACCAACATGTCCCAATATAGGGCACTTTTCAAGTACTCTAGAAGCATATTGCACTATAGATGAAGCTAGTTTTTTCAATGTTGCCCTATCAGACAGAGAAATAATTAAACTGCATACAGCGGATGAGCCCCTTAAAAATACCAACTCTACTATTAGTTATACTGGTTCATTATCAGCGAATGATATTTTAACGATAGATAATGGTAATGGGCAAATAGAATTTTATGATGATAGTCAAGTATCAGAAACTAGTGCAGCGGGTAACATATCGGGTAGAAATCCGTCAATACGTGGTAATGAAGAAGATGAGATGGCAGTATTGTATTTTCCTGCAGCAATAACGACACTACGTGTTATTTATCGACCTCATTATGCTTAAAAAGGTTAAACGTTATGCCAAGATTTCAATTAGAAATATGGGATAGACAAGGTTTTGTCAAAGAGGCAATACTAGATAATGCAATGAATACTAAAGTATCTCATGCTTTAAATGCTGAGCATACATTATCTTTTACTTTTCCTCTTAGTGATACAAAATATAGTTTTGCCAATTTAGAAAAAACAGTTAGGCTAGCTGACAATGAGATAAACACTTATCCTACTACTATTTTACATGCACCGGCATTACTTAACCAAATTAGTGTTTATGATGGTTCTAACTATAATATTGGTGACTTTCTTCTTTTTTATGACAGGCCATTACTTGATGTTAGTAGCAGGGTAACAGTAGCTATTACAGCAGATATGTCTAGCAGTCAAGTTGTTTCAGTTAGCAATACTACGAATATTTCTGTTGGTGATTATTTAAGAATAGAAGATAACAATAATGCAGAGATAGTTAAAGTGCTAGCTGTAAGTGCTGGTGTATCTTTTACTGCTTATGTAACTAAAAGTTTTCTTGTTGATGCTTCTGTAACGACACCCGGCCGGTCTATTATTGCTAAAATCTTAACAGCTAGAAAAGCTACTGGAAAAGTAACTCAGAATAATGAAACTGCTGGCAGCGATGTAGTTATAGAGTTGAATACGACTACAGGGATAGTTGTTGGAGATTATATTAGGATTTATGATGATGTTAATTCTGAGCATTGCTATGTTTCTGCAGTAAATGCTGGTACTTCAATAACAGTATCAACATTAGCAAATAATTACAATCTTGGCTCAACAGTTGATAATTATACTTTTGGGTTATCTAGGAGAGACTTTCAGCCTGATGCTGACGCTAAAGTTGAACTAGTAAATTTCACTACATTTAGAATTAACCAAATAGAAGAGAATCGTTCCAGTGGTATTCCTGCGGCTACAATAATATGTAATCATATAGGTTACGATTTAAACCATCAATGTTATCTTGAAAACGGCAGAGGTGATATTAGTTATAAAGAGCAAGGGTCAGGTCAAATATTAAGTGATGCTGCTGATTTAGATTCTTTAGTTGACGCTGCTCTTAATAGGCAAGCTGATAGTTTAGGCAACCCATTAGCAGAAGCTAATTTTTTTAAAGGTGACTTATATTCATTTAGGTATAGCACCGGTACAATAAGCGTTACTAATGGTGATGCAACAGTTACAGGTAGTGGTGTTGATTGGGATAATATTACATCCGGTACAATGGCAGTAGAGGGCGACGATACAGTTTATACTATATCAGAAGTTACTGCATCCACTACATTAGAGCTTACAGCAACCGTAGATAGAGAAACTGAAAGTGGGTTAAAATATCTCATAATTGCCTCAGGAATTCAAACTTATCAATCTGACGTTATTTGCACTGGTGATGTTAGGCAGATAAGTGATAATCAAATTGATAATATAAGTGCTGATATGGTTGATGGTAATATTAGGGCTGGCGCAATAGTTAGAATAGAAGGTGATTTGAATTGGTATTACATTAAAGATATTGTAGATACTGATACTGCTATATTGACATCTGATGTAGTTAGAAGTGCTGATACATCATTAAACATGCTCATTACTAGAGATGAAAGGGAAATAGAGTTTACTGAAGCCACTCCTTTGCGTGGAGTTTTAAATCAAGCTGGCGAGATATGGAGCGATCATACTCAAGCTGTTTGGTATGAGATTGACGAAGATAAAAGTATCAATATTGTTAGAAAGATTATACCTGATGATAGAGACCCTACTAGTGATTTGGTAGTTAGGTATTCAAGGAGTGATTGGGTTACTAATCTAGAGGCTGTTAAAAGAAAGTACGAGCAAAAAGAATTTGCTAATGTAGTTCTAGCAGTTGGCGCAAAATCTGGATGGATAAATGCTTCTACTAAGATAACTAGTGATGTTGTCACAGATACAAACAATAGAACTACATCATTTAAAGTAACATCGGGTGATAATAAAAAATTCAGAGCTGGAGACCCAATACAATTATTGAGAGAGCCTAATACTGTTACAATAACTAGTGCAACTAACAAATCAGCATCTATCACTAGCGCTACTCAATATGACCAATATAATGATGGTATGGCTTTTACCGATGATACCACAGAGGCAACTAATAGCGCTGTTGATGATGTTGTTATATTACCAGGACCTCCAACAGTCAATGATGCCAGATATTTTGGTTCTGGTGCTAGATACTCAAGAATATTGGCTAATATATCCACAGTAGGGCAAGCTCCTACATCTAGTGACCTTAATTGGGGTGTAACATGGGAATATTATAATGGTGCATCATGGGCAGAATTATCATTTAGTACACAGCAAATGGATAACTTTTATAATAGTATGTATGATGCTGGTACTTATATCAATTATTTCTTTGTCCCTAGTAATTGGGCTACAATATCTGTTAATGGGCAAAGTGCTTACTGGATTAGAGCAAGAGTATCTAGTGTAACTACTAGTAATGATAATTCAGGAGTAAATGACAAGGCTAATTCAATGGTAGATACCACTCAAAATCTCAATGGTGCTACCGGAATGACTATTTACAACCTTACGGATGGCAGTAGTGGCACTGTTACTAGTGTTACTACTACTACTAATCCTAATGACACACTAAATTTTGCAGGTGGATTATCCGGTGGTACTTATGATGAATTTGATGATGGCGACGAGTACTTTGTTTGGACACAACCTTTAGGGGCTCAATTATGGCATAATAATTTCATAGTAAATGAGTTTGCAGGTGGTTTAATAACTATTTTTTCTGGCGAAGGCGAGGGGCAGGTAAGATATATACCTGATAATTCAGCAACAACTATAAATGTTTCTAGAAAGTGGGATAAGCTGCCTATTACTGCAACTGCGGTGATTACTAGAGATATAGGCAATACAGTAGTAAGGGGGTGTGGTTACGAGAAATTAGCACCTGAAGCAACTACAACAGCAACATACGTTGACGTTTATGATGTTGATGATGCTATCCTAATAGATTATGCCTACCGCGGTGGAATATTAAATGTTGTTGACGGTCCCGGTTCTGGGCAATCTTATGAAATTGCTTATAATACAGTAGGAGATTATGACAGTGACACAAATAGTGATGATATTAGATTTTATTTGAATGGAACGTTTGATTCAATACCTAGTATATATTCTGTAATAGAAGTCATAGCCCCTACTCAACTATCAGAGGAATATACTAGTGGCACTACATTTACAGCTAGCACAGCGGTATTCACTCCTGCTGATCACGGATTTCCCACAACAGTAGATGACTTGTGGAATACTGGCACAGTATATGTAACTAATGGGGATGACTCTGGTAATAGTTATACTATAGATGATACAGCAGTAGCGGCAGGTGTAGTGACAATAACTATATCTGGCACGTTTGGTACAACACCTAGTGCTGGTGATGCTATCTTGTTAATTAAATCACATGATTTGCCTTTGTCAGTTGCTAGTGGTTTAAGATTTAATCCTGCTGCTGGTGATAAAGGAGTGCTGCTACTCAAACATACTGGGGGCGGGTTAAGTATTGGCAAGCATTATGAGTATAGATCTTCAGTATCGTCAGCTACTCAAACATCAATTACTTTAGATGATGCTACTAACTTTGAAGAAAATCAAACTGTACTAGTGGGAGCTAAAACAATTACTAATTCATTAGCATTCAATATGCGTAAAGGCGATCAGGCAATGGGTGAGGTAGCAATAATAGCTAGTAAGAGTGGCAATACTATTGAATTTAATGGTACTTTAAATCCTGTTCCAAAGCCGGGTGACCAAGTTGAAATACTTACACTAGTTAATAATGGAAGTATAAATGCTTATGGTGTTAGAGAAACAGCGATGACTGCTCAGGATATGACTAATCCTAGGGAGTTATATCATGATGCACAGAAATTCTTAGATGAAATTTCAGATACTATCCCTAGGTATTTAGTAGACTTTTTGCATTTGCATGAACTAGACCCTGAAACGTGGAAATTTGATAATTACAATATTGGCGATACTATTCGAGTTGTAGATGATGACATAGGTATAGATGAAGATGACTTAAGAATAGTTAAAGAAGAATATAATCCTAATTTCCCTGCTGATGTAAAAGTAGAAATAGCTAAAAGGATGCCAACAGAAACAATTGGCAGAGCTGCATCTTTAGATATAAGAGTTGCGCAAATAGAAGACAAGCTAGCTATAGACCAGCAAATGCTAGCAGCTCCTAGGTGTGTATATTGGGATGATGAGCATAAAGGTTGTAGTCGCATTGACCAGCCTAATACTTTCTGCCATACCGAAGAAAGCAATTTTGACGGCAGGCTTACAGCAGAAAAACAAGCAATTAGTAAAACTTTATGCGAGAGATTTACACCAGATAATTCTTTAAATACCGGTACTGATGAAGGAGCTATTATAACAGCTAGGGATTTTAAGATAGAAGATATTGATAATACTACATATAATTGGACAAAAGTGGCAGAAATCAGTCTAGATAATGAAGTTATGCGTAATAGTTGGGCTACCGTTACTGGAGCATGGGAAGATGTTGGTGGTAGCAAAGTTAAGGAAGAATTAGTTGATGTACGCATAGGAATTCATGATGTCACTGATAGTGTAGTTCCATTGAATGAAGGTGCTTGGAGTGGGTGTTATGTGCAAGCAAAATTAGCCTCTGGCAGTACATCTATTACAGCAGTTGGGACAGCGTTTATAGTTAGAAGGAGGCATTAGTATGCCATATGATATAATTTATGACCAAAAAGGGAAAGTTATATCAATGGTTAAATGCGAAAAATCAGACCCTATATTAGCATTGAAACAATCAGAATTACAAAGAGGATGGAAATGTTTGCGTACTAATAGGCAAACAGAAAAATTAGTTTCATTTGCTACTAATAGGATAGATTTTATTGTTGATGATAATGACAATCAGCAGTTAGTAGCTTCTAGAGACATTCAAGAGAGAGGTATAATCCGATCGGTATCAATACCAAGTAATGTAGGCACAATTGAATATGTTAGAACTCATAAAAGCATTGGTGACTTAGTTTCAATTACTTCAGCTATTCAAGCTGCGAGGAAACAACGACCCAATGCTTTTATTGTTGTTAGAGTTCCATTACCAGCAAGGTCTATTTTAGAGCATCATCCAGCAATAAACATATTGACAGATATAGATACACCTATTGATAATTTACCACAACCATTAGTTAGAGTAAATTTTTCTAGTCCGTGTCCGTGTGGAGAATATGAAAGTAAATTAAAATACAAAACTGACAAAAGTAGAAATGAAATATTTACATTAGCTTCAGGCTTGCAATGGCGGAATGAAAAACCACAATTACATTTGAGTAAAGAAGAATGTATATATGGTAGAGATTTAGTTAATAGTTCTCTTGTAAAAGCTGATTATCATGTTCACGTTGCTGAAGAGGATGATGAGTTTAATGCTGTTGAGTGGGTTGATGATGCTATAAATAAAGATTTGGATATTGTTGGAGCAAATACTCATTGTAATTATGACAAATCATTATTATATTCACAAATGTTGCAAGAAACAGCAGATGGCATTGGGTGTGATATTAAATTTGTTCCAGTGGTGGAAATTAAAATAACTGATAGTAAAAGAGATTTTCACTTATTGTGCATAGAACCGACAGAACCAGTATCAGATTGCAAGATTAGTGAAGTAGAAAAGTTGAAAGTTAAGTGTTGTAAACTAGTACTAGCTCATCCACGTTATCCTTTTAATGACTTTATAGATTTGCTAGATGGAGTAGAGGTAGAAAATGGCAGGCACAAGTGTAAATTTACAGATAATGTGCCTATACATAAAAAATACAAGGGTTCGGATGCCCATAGTATAGCAGAATGGTCACTTAAGAACATATTCACTAAAGTTCGAGTGCTAAATAATAAAACAAAGCCTAATATTGGTATTGCTTTAAGAACAGCAGAATATTGGAAAGACTGGCCGCATACTTTAGAATTTATTGAGCAGATTAAGGAATGGGCAAATGTATTTGTAATTGATAAAAATAAATCTGTCAATATTGATGGTGTAAATAATGATTTAGTTGGCAAAGCTCTCAGATCGATTTTAAGCGCATTGATTTACCTCGACATAGTAATTACACCTGACACTTCTATTCTTCATCTCTGTGACGCTCTGGGCGTTAAATGCTTAGGTTTATTTGGCAGTATGCCATCTAAATTGCACATAAATAAATATGATAGTTATATGAGTTTTATTCAGGGAAAATGCAAACTTGACCAAGATTCGTGCATGTATGATGTCTGTCAGGGGAAAGGAAAGTATCAACCTTGCATGGATAATATAAAAGTTGAAGATGTAATCAGCAAAACAAAAGAATTGCTTTATGGATATAAACAAAAAGGTAAAATGTAATTATATAGATGATAAATATAAATCTGACGGGTGCACTGCTCTAAATTGCCCTCATAGTATAGAACATAAAAAGATGGATAGTTGTTCATATAATTATTGTTATTCAGGTGGTTATGTAAAGTGTATAACTGTCAATAAAAGGAAAAACAAATAATGGATATACCAGATAAAATAGAAATTTATAGTGCAATGCCTTATGAAGGTAATAAGGAAGAAGACGAAACTATAGATGATTGGTTTCATGTTAGTTACAATGATACTAGAGAGCATATAGAAGCTGTATGGGATATTGAAACTATGTTTCGTCCTGATGTAGATAGTGATATTCCATTAGGTGGTATTGAAGAGCACTTTGAAAAAATAAGATTACACTATGCTTTGAATAGAGTATCCCACAAGTATCACGAGAACTTAATGTTATGGGTGATAAAAGCATTAAAACCGGGTGGAAAATTACAAATTATTTCTCCTGATTTAGATTATATTTTGATGAGATGGCTTGGTAACAGTTTAGTACCAATTGAAGATAGCACAGTTATTAATAATGATAGTGACAAATGGTTTGCCAAAATAACTCGTGTATTTAGGGGCAGTAATGTTGAGATTATATCAGAAACAAAATCCGAGATAGAAGATACACTTAAAGCATCAGATATTCCACTAGATAGTATACCACAAGAAGAAACTGATGATTTTGATTTATGGTTATTAGACAAATTGTATTCTTCCGGTAGTGGAGAACCTCAAGATTGTTTTAAGGCTACATTTAATAAAAGGTATTTATCTCAATTGTTAAACAAAACTTTGCTCATTGTTGATAGTATAGACAGTAATGCTGATAATCCTAGCCAGATGATAGCTTTTGCTCGTAAGCATGAATCGAGGTTATTTCTATGAGTGTGATAATATCAGCAGGTTCTAATACCGTGCACCAATACGAAAATGATGGGTTTGTTTATGGTTGTTGTTTTGAATCATATGGTTATTTGTTTCAATATTTAGGACACAAGGTTATATATCTAGGTAGAGATATATTGTCTTGTGGGGCTGTAAGCTCGGATATTGTTTTTATCGAATGGCATCCAATTGAAGCACCTCAAGCAATAGAAGCAGTAAGAAGTAGTGCTAAGTATGTGTTTATAGTGCAACATGGCAGCGAGCCTGAGATTCAAGAAATGCTATATAAATGCCCTTTAGATTTGTGTGATGCAATAATTCTGTATGATGATACTTACCAAAAGATAAATAAGACTATTGATACTCCTGTTATAGCTATTCCTCATCCTGTTTTGTTTAATCGCATTGGTTCAGGTGAGCAAAATTATACTGATGACTTAGTTTTACTATCACACAGGCTAACACCAGATGATAAAACAAGAGCATTGATGTTGACATTTTTAGCTGCTACACGATTAGAAAAAAAGATATTTGTTATTAGTGGTGACGAATATAAAGACGAGACTACGGAAGCAATAAAAAACTTAGGGTTGCCTGATTCTGTTGACTATGAAGTATCTGGATATTTAAGTGATGAGGATTTTAACAAAGTTGTTGCTTCTGCCTGTTGCATTTTGTCGTATGTGCCTTATCCTTCATTTGGTAGAGATGTGCCTATAGCGATTAACCACAAAAAGCTACTTATAGGTTCACCATATGTGGTGCAGAGATATTTGTTTCCTGATTTAGTATGCAAATCATACCCTGAATTTGTTGATAAGATAGATAAATTCAAAAAGGGAAAATTTGTCACTGAATCAATACTGGAAAAAGCAGACAATTACAAGCATTTATTTTCAATTGAGCACTTGTCTGATGTTTTAAGGAAAAAATTAACGGAGGTTGGTATAGATGTCTAAACCAATTGTATTGTTAGTAAGCTGTGTTGGAGAAGAAGGCATAATTAGGTCGCCCCAAAACACTAGGGAAAGTAGGTCTCCCCAAACTTCGATGTCTTACGCATACGCTGTCGCTCAATTTGCTGATGTTTATTGGATTCATGGGAGTAGAACTGCATTAGACTTTTTAGACGTAATCAAGCCAGATGCAATTGGTATTTGCCCTGGTGTTCCAAAAGCACACGCATTTGCTTTGGCTGCCAACAGTCTTGGTTTCCCTGTTATTGTATTTGGGCAAGAACAAGGAATGACAAATGGTACAGCAGCATATTCTGAAATTCAATGCACAGAAGTACGGCAACTATTTGAAAACATAACTGCGTGGGTTGGCGCAGTGTTGCCACAATTCATGATTGATGCTCAATTCTTTGACTTTGCTCTTCATAATTTATGGATGCCGATTATTCCGCCTAAAGACATTCCTAAAGAGACACTATTTGATGCTGAAAAGTGCTGGTTGCCTAACTCTGGCGTAGACTATTTTTCCTATTTGCCTGTAAAAGCTATTCTTCTTGCTAAAGCTATGAAAAGCAAGGATGTAATTGTCCAGTTTCATCATGAGGTAAAATCTAATTTTGGCAACTTGCCTGTTAGAGCAGAAAAAGTTGTGCCGTACCCTGAGCATATGGCAATGATAGAGAAAGCGGATGCTGTCTATGCCCTAGACGAAGGTAGGATTTTGCTAGGTCGTGCTTTTGCAATGGCAGCTTATTATGGAACACCTGCTTTTGGTCTTCCACATAGAGTTGCTGGTGCTAATTACTTTTTCCCAGAATTAGCAAAGATTACAACTATTCATGAATGTGACGAAGCTATGACAAACATTGATGCCATCTTAGACAACGCTAGAAATATTGTGGAAAATTGTCTGTGGGGTGACACTTATAATGCGAGGTTGAAAGAAATATGTTTCCAACACTGGAATCTTTAACAGATGAAGAAGAAAAGAGCTTTGCTCATCCTAAAGGATATTACACTGAACAAAGAAGCCGTATCGGTTCGATTGCAAAAACAGTCAAGCCGAAGTTAATTTTAGAACTAGGTACTTGGCAAGGATATGGAGCGCTGCTTTTGGCCCAATCCTCCGGAGGGCATGTTGTAACAGTTGACTTTCTTTTAGAAAGTTATATTGCAGGAATGAGGCAAGCAATAGAGGGCAACTGTTTTATTCATCCTGTGTTTATGGATGGAAGGCAATATGTTACTGAAGTAGCAACCTTGTTACCGTTTGATTTTTGCCATTTAGATATGGACCATAATTATAACAGTTCGGTTTTGATTTTGTCTATTCTTACCAAAATGGAATCAATGCAAAATATTGTTGTTCATGATTGCGATTCTATAAATCATGATGAATATCGAGCTTGTACTGATTTTTTAAGTAAGGATTCTACATGGGATGGAGATTGTAAATATGGCGTTTATTGGCTGCGCAAATTACACAGTTAATAAGTTATCCTATTTTTTTAACAGCCAGCGTTTAGTCCATGTTCAATGGAATATTACTAACAAATGTAACCATAACTGTATACGCTGCATATCAAAAACAAAACCACTGTTTAATTCTTTAAATGAGATGTCATTTGAAGATGTTATCAATATTGCAAATCAGTTAAAGCAACATGGAGTAAAAGCTATTTCCCTCAATGGTGGAGGAAATCCAACTAGTCACAAAAGATTTGGTGATATAGTTAATGCTTTGTGCGATTTAGGTTTTGTGGTGGGCGCTCTTTCTAACGGTGACGGTATTCTTGGCAACTTATCTGCTTGCAAGAGGTTATCATGGTTAAGAATTTCTATTGAATCTTTTGACAAGAACACTTATGAAAAATTACACAGAAGTAGCATGCCTGACTTTAAATCAATGATTAAAAAGCTCTTAGCGAATAATGTGAATGTTTCAGCTGGATGCTTGGTGCAACCTGAAAATGCTAAAGAAATGATAGATATTGCCAAGCAGGCTAAAGAGTTGCAAGTGAGTAGTCTGCGGTTCAATTTTTTATGGAATCCATTTAGGCATATTGCGATAGATGAAAGCGTGGTAGACAATAGCATATCTTATATTAGAGATAGTATAATGGACCATAGTTTTAAAGTGACCTTTTCAGATGAAAGGTTAAAGTACCATAAAAGCTATAGATTTTTCACGCAATGTTATTATTGTAATTTGTCGTGTGTCATTAGCCCAGAGGGATATGTTTATAGGTGTTGCACATTAAACAACACTATTGGTGGCAATATCGGCTTACTGCACAAAGATTGCTTTAGTGATATATGGAACAATCGTGATAAGGCAGTTAACACAAAGGCTTGTCCTGATTGTTTAATGGACGGCAAAAACAATTATATTCATGAGTTGTTAAGGTTAAAACAATCGGATGATTTGTATTTTCTATAAGGTAAACAAATGGACACTAATGAATATTCACCATTGAAAATAATACATCATATAGATAAACTAAAAAGAAAACAGCCAGTTATGTGCCAGCTAGACTTGACTAATATTTGCAACTATAATTGTATATTTTGCACGAACAAAAATAAACCTAATTTAGAGCCTAATGCAGAGTTAAGTTTTGATATGGCTAAAAGTATTCTTGACCAGCTAAGCGTATTGGCCATTGTTGGTTTAGAATTTACTGGTGGAGGCGAGCCACTAGAATATCCTTATTTTAGGTTTATAGTAGAGTATGGTACTAATTTAGGCTTTCAGCTTGGTCTAATTACTAATGGCGGTAAACTAGGTCAGTTTGCAGATATATTGTCACATTTTTGCTGGATAAGAGTTTCTATTGATGCTAGTACTGAAGATACCTACTACAATATAAAAAAAACCAAAATGCCTGACTTGTCAATTATTTCACAACTTAAAAGTGTTACTACTGGCGCTAGTTTTATAGTGGTTAAAGAAAACGTTCATGAAATGTATAGTTTTGCTTTGATGGCAAAACAGCTGGGTTTTGACAATTGCCGATTTAGTTATAACCATGATTTGGAAGATGGCAACAGTTATTATGAGCCAATTAAAAGTGAAATCATGTCTCAGTTAAATGAAGCTGAATCTATAGAAGGATTGAAGGTGTTTTCTTTAAAGGATAGATTAAACATATGGCAACCTAAAACATATGATTATTGTTACTATTCAGATTTAGCAATTATCATTACTGCCGATGCTAAGGTTTATAATTGTTGTGAGTGGAAAGATGACAGTAATGGTTGCTTAGGCGATTTACATAATAACAGTCTCAAGTCGTTATTGTTAAATAGACCACCAATAAATGTTAAAAAGTGTCCACCATGTTGGATGGATAGCAAGAATATTCTTGCTAGTTATGCCATGTTAGATAATCCTAAACATATCAATTTCCCATAAATAAAAGGTGTAAAAATGAAACTGAAACTAATTGATATAGCTAAAGTAGTATCCGAGAAGCATGGTTTGTCACTAAATAAATCTAGAGCAATTGTTGGAACTATAGTTGAAGAGATTGCTAGTAGTTTATGCAAAGGTAGTGAAGTGTATTTTAGAAAAATAGGTTTATTTCATGTGACTGATAGGTATTGGAAGATAGTTGACAAGAAGAAGAAGTGGAATCCTTTTGATAACAAAACTAATGACGGTGTATCTAGAGTAGCTAGTGTTAAGTTTTCTAAACAACTAAAGGATAGGTTAAAGGGAAAGCAGGATGAATCAAAAAAAGCTGTGTAAAGAATGTAAAGGTATGGGCAAGTTTATGAGGTTTGAAGTAAACCCAGTAACAGAAAAGTATGGTAACTGGATGGTGTTTAACAGAATATTATTTGATAATGTTAGGCGCAAAAAGCAAATAAAGAATTGTGAGTATTGCAAAAAATAGGCTTAGCATTATTGAAGAATATTATGTGAATACAATACCGGTACAATTAAGTTTATTTTAATGGAGGTTAGTATGAATAAGATAATACGCGGGCTATCACCAGTGTTTATTATTATAGTGCCAATTATAATAATTATTACTATGATGATTGTGCCTTTAGAATCAGATATTCAAAAACAGGTGATGTTGAGAGATTTAGTAACGTCAATAGTAACTGGAGCTGTTACTGTATTATCTGTTACATGGCTTGTTATTATTGGTGTTAAGATATTTAATATCGTGACGCCGGAGGTGAGCTTTTTTGAAGAGCTTAAAAAGGGGAATACTGCTGTTGGTATTTTTATTGGTTTGGTTATTCTTGGGATGTTTGTTGGGTTCGCTATCGCATTCTCCTGAGATTCCTTATTTTGATATAACAGTTGAAGAGTGCAGAAAATATAAATGGGCTAACCCTTATTTAATTAGTGCTCAAATTATGTCTGAAAGCTCATTTAATCATGAAGCTGTTAGTCACGTAGGAGCTATTGGTTTACTTCAAATAATGCCAACAACGGCTACATGGATGGGTGTTAAAGATATTGATAATTTATTTATACCTGAGATAAATATAATGTGGGGCATTTATTATGATGATTGGTGTTACCGTTGGTATGATAAACGAAATAACTATTTGCCAAATCATATAAAGTTATGGTTAATGTTCATCGCTTATCATGATGGAGTTGGCAATGTTGGTAAGTGGCTTAAACAAGATTCTTATTTTCCAGGAGAAGTTGCACTAGCAACTAAATGGGGTAGATTATATTTAAAAAACATAATGAGATATTATTCTATATATTTAGATTAGAAAAGTGGGCAGAGGTTGATTTGAACCATCGAATCTTCCGTCTGCCCATTTTGATTAAGTTAAATCTCAATTGTCCATCCAATCCTATCATTTCTATGGTTTGGGACATCTACTGGGCAATGTAACAAGTATATCCATAATTCTTTTGTCACTTTACATTTTTGCCTAATGGTAGCGATGCCTCGTATAGCATCTCCTGAGTTATTTCAACAGGCTTACCGTCAAAAATGAAAGTTGTTTTTTTAAGCAAGTCCGGTTCTCTTCTGATAATATCTAATTCCATCATTGTCCATCCTTGCGCGGGTGCTCCATCAATTATTTTCTCAGCGCCCACTAACTTAGAAATATCAAGGGGATAACCATCTTTCCAATCAAGCAGAAATTCTATCTTTTCAACTCTATGAAAAGTATCCTTGAGCGCATGCCACACTTTGCCTCCCAACGCATCTGAGACCATTAACCAGTCTGACAATACTTTTGAACCAGTTGAAGCTGCATATGGACCGATATGTCTGTTCAACCCTAACATCAGCGTGTTGTGACGTGCAAGGGCTTCCACTATTTCACCGATATTTCTCTTTAACTTATTATATGGCCCCCCAATATTTGGAGTGATTACAGTTGAACAACCCCAAATAAAGGACACGCCTGCCAGCGTTCTGTCAAACGGTTCTTCTGAGCATAATACCACCTCTAAATCCATATACTCACCATAAATAGGCACAAGCGATAGGCAAATATCTATACCAGTAGAAAGAGTAACTTGGCTTATTTTTGCAATAGCCTGATAACTTATAGAATCATCAAAAACAACTTCTTGAGGTTCAGACATTGCTGTGAGTGTTATGGGCTCAAAAGTAAATTCCATCCCTTCGCAATCCGCCTCATATAACCGGTCTCCGTCAGAAAAGTACCCATATATAGCAGGGTCAGTTTCTTCGGGCTCTGGTTCAGGTTCTTCATCCTCAGTTGTTGCACTAAATATGGTATAGGAAATAGGTATATCAAACTCTTCCCCATCATTCCATTCACCAGTAAAGTGCGCTGTCCTTGTTTCTATCTTCCCCTTATCGACATATGGGATTACCCACTCCAACAACAACTCCTGCTCCAACACTTCGATGTAAGTTTCCATAGATGTTTCTTTTAAAACGACAGGGCGCACACCAGCAATACGGATAGTTGATTCCCTTATATCATATACCTTCCCATCTGGAACAGTGACAGTTATCTTCTCTCTACCAATATCAAAAGTATTTATCCGTTTATCCGTAACCTCAAGTAATATTTTACCATTTCCGTCAGGCTCACCTTTATCTACATCTTTAGGTTGTTCTTGTTCTGTTATTGTGCCTGCTAACAACAATGCCGGCGCACCTTTGCGTGGGCCTACATTATCAACTGAGCCATCGCCATTTAACCGCCAAAGGTTGCAAGTTACACTTGTTTTTATGTGCCAACCAATTAACCCACCCACAGGGCGCACAAAAATATATATTCTTCCACCACCATTGATACCCCTATTTAATTGAAAAACAACAGGATCTTCAACACTCCCATCACCATACACTACTGCATAATTATGGTAGCGTACATCTGTCCACATGCCCCTTGCTATCTTAACTTCAATTTTGCCTGTGCCTTTCGGGTTAATAGTTCCATCTGCATGTAACACAGACACCACTAATCGCAATGATGTTGCATAAAATCCATCATCGCTGTTAATTGTATTTATTTCAATACACCAACCATCAGGGTTCACTTCAAGCCAAGCAAACGAATACTTATCCAATGTATCATAAACTCTATCACCGAATGCTGTTTGTGATAGCAACAGTATCATTACTACTACTATTGAAAGCCAACTCATTTTCTTAAACATTTTACTTGTCTCCATAAGTTTATATATTAAGTTGCAACTGTTGTTGTACATTTTGCATTCTTTGTTTTGCTATATCAACAAAGCGTTGCTGTAGTTCTATTCCAACGTGCTTTCTGCAACCCTAAGCAGTTACCACAATATATATTATTTGGCTGTAGTGTTTTCATAGCTTATTGCTGCTGTATATTTTGTGGCAAACGTAATTTACTATAGATTATTTGGTTTTCGTATTCCATTATATAATCTATAACTGCCTCTGACCACCCATCCACATGAACCCATTTGCCATACCCTATACCATTTTGATTACTAGCTATATTTATTAAGTAGTTATTTCTACCAAAAGCATTGGCTTTACTAGGCTCACCGCCAACTCTATTATCACAATCTTGCTCATCAGTAATAACTATAATTCTATCTGCTGTTTTTTCTTCTTCATACACATAATCCATTACTTGCTTAAGAAATATACCCCCACCACCTAATGGTGTGCATTGCGAATATATTGAATCTGACAAAGCAAACCCGCGTCTATTAGGTACTGTTGTTGTAGCGTGTATCCTTGTATTGTCATTACCTGCGGTAGCGTAAATAACTATATCTTCACAGATTTCCCTTGTAATTAAAGCCATAGAACAAGCTACTTTAGCGCGGTCTGTCTCACTTTGCGCTGATATTGACCTGTTATACATACTGCCAGATACATCTACTATTAGAATGGTTTTGCCTAGTAACTTAGATTTATTTGATAACATTTTCAATAGTGCTTTTTCAATATACTCTTCTAGTTTCGGAGCAGCGGCAGCAGCATTCAAAAATCTAAATGGCAGTATCATGTCACTATTCATATTTTCCAAAGCTGTAATAATTAGGTGTTTATTTACTCCCTCTTGAACCATATTTCTGAGATTTCTAATTAGTGCTAATCCACCTAATTTATTCTCTTTTAATAATCTTTCCCATTTTATCACTTTAGGTATACCGTCATCTTTACTTAGAGCCACTTCCCAAGTATCAGGTGGTGACAGGTTGCCACTCATCAAATTAGCCCATATGTCAGATTGTTCCTTAGTTTTTGGTATAGGGTGGACTAGTCGCATTACATCCTTTAAAGTTACTTTAGCCTTACGATTGTACTTGGCTAATTGATATTCACTAAACTTAGTAAATGCTTTAGCTAACCCCTTTTTTACTTGTGCTGATAGTGGTTGTGTATTATCATCCTTCCAGTAAATAGCTAAGAACTCACCCATCTCATCTGGTCTTTGTATAATTGCAGATAGAGTATCTTTAACTAGGCCTTTATAAGTATTTAATCTAGCCATTTCCCTCACTATAAGTAGTGGTACATGTCGTAGTTTCATTTTAGTGCGAGCTTCTATAGCTATAATAGATACTTTTAGCGGGTCAACTTCTGGTATTAGCCTAGCAATTCTCTCTGCAATAGTTTCTCCGTCTTCATAAAATTCTTTTTCCCACAATAGACAACTCATCACCGATCGTCTTAATTGTAACTCTGGAGTTATATGAGCTGCTTTAGCGCCTTGATGTGTGTATACAGGCTCAAGGTTGCGAGGTTTATTTAATTTTGCCATCGTTATTTTTCCTTTATTGATATTTACTATACTTTTAATTATAAAAATAGCCACTGAAGAAAAAGGTAATTACAGAATGTTATTACATTGTAAGTGTAAGAAGTAACTGTAATCAATACTATCAGCGGCTATTAAAGATGGTATTACCTTATACTATCTGCAGGGAGAATAAGCGAATAAAGAACATTGCCGAGTTCCGGTCGAGGTAACTTTATTCTACACTACCCTGCTAATTTGGACATATAAACGATACTAAGAGTTTTAGGTTTACACTTCCTCAACATTTATTTTCTTTAATTCTGCTTGTTGATAATCTAACAGCACTGTTATTGTTGCACTTAATTGTTCTACACTCATGTTACTTATCTTTGTATCGTTTGCTTTTTCACATGTTGTAATCAATTCTTCAGAAAAACTGCTCCTAATGGTATCCATTAGTTGTTGCTTTTTGCCTGTTTCGCTATACGTGGTTGTTAGCAACATTTCATAACTGTGTAAAGTTTTATTTGTCGAGTCAATATATGCCTGTTTTTCTTGTGCTAATACATACTTGAAGTTCTTTTTGTATCTTGATAAATAATGCTCAAATTGCACTTTAGCAAATTCAAATACTAATTTAGCTACATTTATATCGTTAATTTCTTTTATAGTAGGATAAGCATGACTGATGTGTTTCATTGCATTATTAAACTCAGCATAATCTGTATTATCAGCTTTATCACCTAACCTTAAATTTTTAGCACCATATAGTAACTGCAATGCCCAGTATTTAATTTGCTCAATGTCAGCGTAATAAATAGGTGTAAATATTTCTTGCTCTAATGCTTTTATTCTCTCTAATATAGATTCGATATTGCTTGAATCAACTTTACAGTTGCATTTAGTCGTGCTCATTGTATTTGTTTTGGCAAGAGATTTACTAGTTACTTGGCTATTAAGTATGGTGTAAGATAGCCGTTTATGTCCTAACTTTTCTATCAATCCTATAGCTTCTAGTAAAGTTAAGTCTTTAGATACTGTAGACTGGTCAACCCTAAACTTATCTTCACTATCAAACATTTCAGCTATTTCACTATTCAGCATGTTGGGAGCAAACACATCACATTCACTTTCTTTAACTCCCTTATCAATCCAGTCATAGATGTACTGTAATCTATGCTTTACCTGCAGAGGCTTATTAAGTGCCGCTATTTTTTCATTCATCTCATTTTTCCTTTTTGGTTTTATTATTGGTATTATATACCAATGGTTGTTTATGAGTTTGCAATAACATTATCTCGTTCAGAAACAGATGCTTTGGTGTCAATTGCTTCTATAAGTACTTTGTTTTTACTAATTGAAAAGGAGTAAGACCTGTGCGTTTTTTTGCCATCTTCATCAGGCAACTGGTTGATAATAAACTTGAGAAGAAATCTACTATCGTCTTCTGTGATTGCACAAACACATTCCTCTGGTTTCCCGCTTTGCTTAAGAAAGGTACATGGGATTTTTTTAACATGAATCTTTTCATGTTCTAGGCAATCGTTAGGATTAGCAAATTCCTGCTCGCAAATGGAACATTTAAATATAGTAATCATACTAATTTTCCTTCATATTTATATTATTGAGTTGGTAAGCAAATTTATTTCCATGTTTATATCATCTTCTGGCTCTACTATAATTATTTCTATCCTGGGGTTTTCTTTGTCTATGTACCACATGTCTATAAATGGTGACCGAATATATTTTTGGCTATCATCAATTATTATATTACTTTTCTTTAGTGCATCTAGGAAGAATTTTTTGCTAGCAGATGTAAAGTTATCTGGATCTGTTCGCCTGTCTTTCAAATAAAACACTAGCAATATGTTAACTGGATAATTCTTAACTGGTTTAATCTTGTGTTCTATGATTTTTGCATATACAGTTGCCTCAATATTTTGCTTGATGCTAGCGTACTTGGAATAATGCTTTTTTGCTGCAGCTACTACTTTATTCAGCGATACTACTACATTAGGAATTGTTATTTTTATCATTGGGTTTTTCGCATTTATTATTTTGGCAAATGTTAGTTAAGCAATCAATAGCAAACTCTAACCCATCTAAATATGGAGGCCAATAGTTATCCCCGCTACCTAGTATACCTATCATTATTTTGGTGTATCGTTTTTCTTGTTTGATTTTTGTGATTGCTTTAGCTGTATTGTTATTCATAATTGATTGTTTACTTCTTACACAACGAAATCATTACCAGGATAAATGTTGTATTTTCTATTTATTACTTGTACAATGGTATCAAACCACAAATTCCCAATATCACTGGTACAGCTTACTTTATTATCAGCATCAGGAGCGCCACCCCAGAAGTATATAGTTTCACTGCAAAGATGTTCTTTAGTGCAATAAAAGTATACTGCTAGTTCATATTTGAATAAGTAAAACTGAATAAGAAATTTGCTACATGGTGATATAACATAGAATAAAGCAGACTTATACATATCATTAAAATCTATACCAGTAGGATTAATAAGATAAAGTATTCTGTAGAGTGACACCGGAGTGTTATTTATACTACTAGCACCGCATTGATAAAATTCGCAACAGTTATTTATGTCTTTTTGTTTATATAGATTCTTAACAATTGCTATTATATTCTCTTCTACTTCCCACTGTTCCTCATATAAATCAGCAAAGTTAAAATCAGGATGTAACATTTTATTCAGTTGTTCTATTTTTTCTAGCCAATCTCGTGTTGCCATTATTTTTTAACCTCTTAAATACCACTGAACGCATTACTACAAGCGTTGGTTTACAGCAAATAACTTATCTAATTTTTGCAATAATTCTTGCTTAGATAAATTTAGTTGCTGCATATCTTGTTTAATTAGAGAATTAAATCTATCTTTACCTAGTTCATCGTTATCAATAAATGGTTGGTATTTCCTTATGAGTTCTCTATCAGTATCGCTAACTTGTGCGTTAGTATTTAATTCCTGTAGTTTAGAAAAGAAAACTTTAGTGAAATATTTAAAATTATCCTTACCTCTTTTAACAGTTTCATCATAAGCAAGTTTAACAGCTTCAGTAGATTGTTCTATTAACTCTACTAACAATTTACCAGTAATAGTTTTAATATTCAAGTCAGGCTTATATTGTTCATCTTTAGTTAATATAAATTTATTGCCTACTATAATATCGAATATTTCTAACTGCTCACCATTTAACCTTTTTCTAATACTAGAAAAATTAAGTTTGGTGTCGTCATTTTCTAAAATGACAAAAGAGTC